ACCAGGCGAGCTGCGCCGCATTCGTGGCCGACGTGACCGCTGTGACGATCGGGCATCGAAGCGACACCCGGTTGACGAACCTCGCCGTGTCGGTGCCGGCTCGCAAGGTTGGTGAGGGCTGGGTGTGGGATCGCCGCGGCGGTGACATCGGGCCGCTGGTGGTGGCGACCTGTGCGGCGTCGGTCGCCGAAGGGTTGCCGATGAATGAGCGGCGCAGTGCCTACGAGGATTCCGGCCTGACGGTCGTGTGAAAGGTGGTCGCCATGTGGGCATTGATCGTGGCGGTAGTCCTCATCGTGTTCGTTCTCCCGGTCGCCCTGGTGGCGCGCTGGTGGACATGGAAACCCGTCATCAAGCAGCGAGTGCTGGTGCAAACCGACTTCGACGTGACGTTCTCGGGCGTGATCCTGTCGCGCCGCGGTCAGTTGCTCGTGCTCGGCGATGTCACCGTTGGTGTGGCTGGCGGCGATTCACGGCGTGCTGATGGTGTTGTGATCGTCGAGCGGCCGCGGGTGACGTGGATGCAGGTCGCCTGAGATGCCCGTTCAGGTCATCGTCGACGGCCAGCCAGTCACACTCGACGGCCGTCTCTGGGCGTTCGACACGACCATTCGGCCCCTCACTTCGGTTGCGTACATCGGTTCCGACCTGAGCGACCCGATCGAGGTGTACCGCACGCAGCGCAGCGTGCGCACCGTCACTGAGTTCTTGGCTCGCAACATCGCCCAGATCGCCATCCACCCGTTCACCCCGCAAGACAACGGCGACCGCATCCGCCTGAAGAAGGGCCCGCTCGCACGGCTCTTGAGGCTGCCGTCGCACACTGCCACACCGTTCGAGTTCATGCACTCGCTAGTGCTCGACATCTGCCTGTTCGACCGTTACGCCTCGCTGATCGTGGAAACGGCCGGCAAGCCTGAGCTGGTCCGGTTGCCGCCCGACACGTGGGTGTTCAAGCGCGACGGTCTGCGCCGCCCCGTCGAGATCATCCACACCAACGTCGCTGGCAAGACCGTCACTATCCCACTGTCGCAGGTGCTGTGGCTCGACGGCTACCCGGTGGGTGGCACGTCCCCACTGGAAGCGCTCGCCGACATGCTTGCCGAGGAACGCGAGTCGTCGAAGTACCGCCGTGAACTCTGGGAGGGTGGCGCCCGGATGCCGGGCTGGATCGAACGCCCGGTCGACGCACCGCCGTGGGCGGTGCCGCTCACGCCCGGCGGAGAGTCAGCGCGTGACAAGTTCCGCACCGCCTGGCAGACCTACGCGTCGGGCGGCCTGAAGGCTGGTCGCACGCCCCTTCTCGAAGACGGCATGAAGTATCACGCTGAACCGGGCGGCATCACGCCCGAGTCGGCGCAGCAGCTCGAGGCGCGCAAGTTCTCGATCGCTGAGACGGCCGCCTTCTTCCACGTGCCGCCCGTGTTTGTCGGGCTGCTCGACAACGCCAACTACTCGAACGTCACCGCGTACCGCGAGATCCTGTACTCCGACACGTTGGGTACCTGGCTGCAGCAGATTCAGCAGGCCTTCAACGCCCGACTGTTGACGCACCCGCTGATCGGCGCCGACGAGGCCGACTACGTCGAGTTCAACGTCGCCGAGAAGTTGCGCATGTCGTTCGACGAGCAGGCGCGCATCTTCCAGATGGCGACCGGGGCGCCGATCCTGGCCCGCTCCGAAGCCCGCCAGCGACTGAACCTGCCGTACATCCCGGGCACCGAGCAGTTGATCCTGCCGCTGAACCTGGCAGTTGCCACGGAGACACCGTGAACCCCACCGACAAGGAGGCGGCCCGATGAGCCGACACACGAAGAAGCCGCCGGCGTCGTCCGCTGAGGTGCGAGCGTTCCTGGCGAACCGAGCCACCACCCGCCCCACCAACTCCGAGCCGAACGTGGCGCTCGCCGGCACCACCGCCACGATCCGCCTGTACGACCCGATCGATTCGTGGGGCGGCTGGTGGGGGATGAGCGCCGCCGAGGTTGCTGACGCCGTCGACAAGCTGCCGGCCGACGTGACCGAGATCCGACTGCTGATCAACTCGCCCGGCGGCGACGTGTTCGATGGCGTGGCGATCACCAACATCCTCGGGGCCCACCCCGCCCGCATCGTCGCCGTCGTGCAGGGCATCGCCGCATCCGCTGCATCGTTCATCGCGACGAGCGCCGACGAGCTCGTGATGAACCCGGGCTCGATGCTGATGATCCACGACGCATCGGGCGGCGTGTGGGGCTGGGCCGACGACATGCGCCAGATGGCGACGCTGCTCGATCAGATCTCCGACAACATCGCCGGCATGTACGCCACCAAGGCTGGTGGCACCACTGCCGAGTGGCGCGAACGGATGCTCGCCGAGACGTGGTACACCGCCGAAGAGGCCGTGACCGCTGGCCTGGCCAACTCGGTTGGCGCTGCCAGCGCGGATGACGCGCCCTTCGGCGCCGACGTCGACGAGGACCCGTCGCCATTCTTCGAAGATCGGTTCTCGATGACCGCCGCCCAGGCGCGCGAGTTCCTCAACCTCCCCAAGCTCGAAGTCCACCAGGACAACGACGACGCACCCCGCGTCGAATCCCGGCCACGGCCCAACGCCGCACGGCTGGCGCTGCTCAACCTCTGAGCGCTTTCCAACCCCCAATGAAAGGAGTAGTCAAATCATGGCTACTTTGACCGAGCGCCTTGCCGAGATTCGCGCCCAGGCCACCACCATCGTCGACGTCGCGGACAGCGAAGGCCGACCCCTCAACGCGGACGAGCAGGCCCGCTTCGACGCTCTCGTCGAGCAGGGCGCCCCGATCCGCAACGCCATCGAGGCTCAGGTCGCCGTGCGCAACGCACTCGACGACATGGCCACTGACAGCCCCGCACCGCGTGCGACGACCACCGGTGGCCGCCCGAGCAGCCTCGGTCAGCGCTTCATCGACAGCCCCGTCATGCAGAACCTGCGCCGGCAGTACCCGAACGGCATCCCGTCGGGCACCAAGGTGGAGACCGGCAGCGTCAACCTCGGCCGGATCAGCAACGCGTTGCTGACCGACCCGGGCCTGACCCCGCCGCTGCACGTCATCGACGCCCCGACCGGCGTTGCGGTGATGACCCTGATGGACGCCATCACCGTCATCGACGACGCGCCCCCGACGATCAAGCACTACACGGCCGCGTTCACCAACGCCGCCGCCGTGGTCGCCGAAGGCGTCGCCAAGCCCGAGGCCACGCTGACCTGGACTCCGGTCACCCTCAACCAGGAAGTGGTTGCTCACTGGATCCCGGTGACCAACCAGTCGCTGAGCCACAACGCCCTGATGCGCGGCATCATCGACGCCTTCCTCGTCAATGGCGTCCGCGCTCGCGTCCAGACCGAGATCGCCACCGATCTCGCCGCCTGGGCCGGTCTCGGTACTCAGGCGTTCAGCACCGACCTGCGCACCACGCTGCGTCGGGCCGTCACGAAGGCGCAGACTGCTGGTGCCATCATCGGTGCCGGTCCGATCTCGATCGCCATCTCGGCGACCGATGCCGAGACGCTCGACCTCGAGCAGCTCGCCAACATCGTGCTGTCGCCCGGTGAGATGCCTCAGCAGGGCAACAACATCTGGCGGGCCCCGCTGATCGTCGTGGCTTCCGGTCTCGCCTCCGGCTTCGCGTACGTCGGCGACCTAAAGCAGGTCGTGTGGTACACGTCCGGCGACGTGAACGTGTCGGTCGGCACCACCGGTACGCAGTTCATCGAGAACGAGCGCACCATCCTCGCCGAGACCGAGGGCATCACCGGCGTCGTTGGCGCCGCAGCGATCATCAAGGCCGACCTCACGGCCTGATCCGGTTCCGCTCTCACCGCGCTGGTTGCCCCGGTGCGGTGAGAGCACCCCCGCCCGTTCTCACGCAAGGAGCAAGCAATGACCGATCTCGTGCACTACCGGGGCTGCCAGTACCCCGCCGACAAGCTGCCGAAAGGCGCAGATCCGGCGGAGGTGACTCCGCTCGACGAGTGGTTCGCCGCGAACCGCACCCCGCGACGCAAGGCCGTGCTGGCGCCTGATGCCGGCGGTATCAGCGCTGAGCAGGCCGCAGCTGAGCAGGCCGCAGCTGAGCAGGCCGCAGCTGAGCAGGCCGCAGCTGAGCAGGCCGCAGCTGAGCAGGCCGCAGCTGAGCAGGCCGCAGCTGAGCAGGCCGCA